TTCATTTCTAAACGTTGTGCTAACTCTCCATATATTAAACTATCCCAATTATAAGAAGTGTCTTTCCAATGTTCTTCATTACCTTTTAAATAAGCTAAAAAACTATTTATTATTTTATTTAGTCTTTCTATTTCTTTATCTTTTTCTTGCAATACCTCTAGCCAATAATCTCCTATCATTACTCTTTTAGCAGCTATTTCAGCTTTTTTTGAAAAATTTTCTATAAACGCTTTTCTATATTCTTCCACTCTTAATCACACTCCATTATTCTCATAATCATTTCAAACTCTTTGATTGTTATATGTGTCTTATAAAGTAAATCTTGTATTATTTCTAATTTATTTTTTAATTCATTTCTTTCACAAACCAATTGCCAATTTCGTTCCCATAGTTCTTCTAGTTTTTTATCCATTACTTTTTCACCTTTTTCTCTAAAATAGTTTTACATTTAGTTAGTTGTGCTATTGTTAGTTCGTTTAGACTTTTTACTTTGAAATAATTTTTCAACTCATCAATATCAGTATCTGTGTCTAAAACTAAATTGTTTATAGTGTTTAGAAGTTCTATTCTTTGTTTACTTTCTTCTTCTGATGGAATATGAATACCTGTAGCCATTTGTATAAGCTTTAGCATTCTTTCATCCTTTGTGTTATTTATCATCCACTCAATATAATTAGGCTCTTCTTCATATAGTTCTTTTAATTTCTTACCTTTATATTTACCAAATGTAAGTGTATAGTTATCAGCTTCAGATTGTGTTACTTCTTGGTTTTGCATAGCATTTGCTACTTCTTCAGCACTTGCTACTGATACATCTATTCCAAAGCCTGCCATTCCTAGTGCTCTACCTACCGCACTTGTTTCGCAGTTTTCTATATAAGATGTTTTATTAATAAATGTACTATCTTCTCTTTCATAAGCCGTTCCTGTTCCTAATAGAACACCATCTTCAGTGTGTACACTTGCTCTAAATATACATACACCATTTTCATTACTAACTAATTCTGTATTTATTGTTCCTTGAGGATATATCATCCTAAAAGCTTTTATACGTTGATTTACTTCTGCATAGTTTTTTCCTTTAATGTCAGTTGTTCTAATTTGCTCGTTTGCTATTGCTAAATCTAAATATTTCATTAATCAACGTTCTCCTTCCCTAAAAATCTATATGTTCCATAATTTGTCTTTTCCCCATATCTATTCTTGCCATTTGTTGGCTCGGTTACAATCACATATCCTTTTTGTCTTAGTGTATATACTGTTGCACTTAGTCTAGTGTTTCCTAGTACTCTATATGCCTCCTGTTGTGTTATTGTTTCGTGTTCTGAAAACCAATCTAATAATCTTGTTTCGTGTGTTGGTCTTTTCATTTTCTTTTTCCCTCCAATTCATTTAATTTCTCGTTTAAAGTTCTAACTTTCTTTTGGTATTTCTTTGTTAAGTGATACATACCTAGGTTGTCTCTTCTTAATATTTCGTTTCTCTTTAATTGTGTCTCGTGTTTAACACTTAACTTTTTTATTTCTTCTTCTTTTTGCTTTATTTCTTTCTCATGATATTTCTTTAGTTGCTCCATATCCATTTTTAAGCTCATATATTGAGCTTGTAGTTCGATTAAGTCAAACCATCTACTTACATACTTCTTAAATAGCTTGTAGTATCTATTAGCGTATTTCATCCTCTAAACACCTCACTAGCCATTTAATTTCTTCAAACCATCCCTCTATATCTTCTATATCTTCAGGCTTTTCAGGCAGTAAGTCCTTTATTAACTCTATACATTTTTCGTATGCTTCTAAATCTAATTCCATTTTCTCTATTTTTTCTTGTCTTTCTTCTGACATAATATCGCCTCCATCATTTTTATTTTTTTTAAATCTTTTTTATCTCTATAAGGTATTCCTTTATAGACTGGTAAATCTATGACATAGCAAGCATCTAATATATCTTCAGGTTCTATGTTTTCTATTACAGCTACATCATTTTTTACTGTGAATTTCATTACAGCCTTTCCATAAACTTTCTCAAATAACTCACTTGTTGGTAGGTCTAGGCTATAATGCCCCTCTTTTTTACCTGGTTCCATTAGTTTTGGTAAAACCTCAAACATCAAGTACTTATGACATTTCTTAAAGTATCTTGAAAGAGCTCTTCTTCTCCTCCTGAATAAATTTTCGTCAAAGTAAGATATGAAAGGTTGTTTATCAGCTTTCGAGTAACGTATCAAAGAGTCTTCTGTCTTCCTCACTTAGCTCTTCCTCCTTTTGTTCTTCATTAAACCATTTAGGCACATCATTTTCTTTAGGTTGTCTATGGTTTTCCCAAGTTATTATCTTTTGTTTCCAATTCTTAACTTTATTCCCTTTGCTGTCGACCCAACCACCTGTCTCGAAATACTCATAAAACGTTCTCGCATCTACAGAGCTATTACGTTGTCTACAGTATTCTTCTACTTCTTCTAAAGTAGGTTTTTTAAATCTTTCTTTATATATTTCTTTATTATTAATACTTGTATTATTAATACTTATATTATTCTCTTTAACATTTTTGTTAATCGTCGGTTTACAATTTTGATAATCGTCGGTTAACAATCTTGTTAATCGTATAAATCTCTTTTTTACTTCAGCTCCTCGTTTCTCATAGTCGATAGTTAAGTAGCCTTTGTCTTTTAATTTTCTTATTTTCCTAGAAATTGTTATTTCAGTAGTATTGAACAATTCAGCTAGGTATTCGTTGCTAGCATAACAATAGCCTGTCTCACAACATAAACTTGATATTATAAGCAACAAACCTAATTCTCCATTTATGTCTTTGTCCAATGCCCACTCATTAAAGCAAATTGCATAACCATCTCTCATAATTCTCCTTTCCTTTGTACTCCCTATACCTCCTACAAATAAAACTCCCTCACTTGTTTTTAGAGATACAAGAAACAAAAAGGGTTACTAAGAAAAAACATTGTCTGTGAGTTCTAAAAAATTGTAAGAAGTATAGAGAGTACAAATAATCTAGTGCAACTATTTTGTTGCGTCTTCAACTAAAAAAATATCTTCAAACTTGCATCCAAATAACTTAAGCATTATGATTGCCTCGTCTACTTTGAAAGGAACCATACCTAACTCTTTTCTATTATATGCAGGTGTTCCTATTCCTAATGCTTTTGCTACATCTTCTTGTCTTAAGCATCTACTTACACGCATTGTTTTTAGTTTTAAGTGCATTTTTATTCCTCCTTTACTGTGGCAACAATCTTGTTGACAATATAAACATAACACAACATTTTTGGCTTGTCAACAAAAAAGTTGCAATTAATTGCAAAATATTTTATAATGTTCTTGAAAGAACTTATAGAAGAAATTACTAATAAATATTTAGAATATATTAGAACAAAATAAAAAAGCCGGTGCTAGAGACACCGACAATACGAAAAATGTATAGAAACAACAAAGCGTTTCTATACCTAAATTATAGCAAAATTTAGAGGGTAAATCAATATACCTATTCACGAAAGAGAAACTATCAAAGATGGTAGACAACAAAAAGGAGGTTGATAAAGTGATTTGTAACGAAGAAAAGTGTATAATGCCACCAAATCCTAATTATCAAACATATCGTTTTCCAGGTAGTGAAAGACACGAAGTGTTTGAAGGTAGAACTGGTAACAGAGACAAATCTATCGAAGATGGTTTAGTAATATTCTTAATGCCTTCTCAACATAGAACTGGTAAATTTTCAGTACACTTAAACCCAAAGTATTGGAGAGAAGAAATAAAACTACAAGAAATTGCCGAACAAGCTTGGATAGACTACTATGGTAAAACTAAAGAAGATTTTCGTAAACGTTACGGAAGAAATTATTTGGACTAGAAAAAGACTATTTCTAGTCTTTTATATTTTCCAAGCACATCTCATAACTTTATAAGATGGATTGAACGTATCTAAAATCGTACCATCAACAATAGCTGTAATATGATTATCCATAGTAACAGCATATTTACCAATAGGATGCTCGTTTGCAAACTCTCCTACTGTCTTTGAATAATGACACTCTCTTGTATATCTATCATCTAAATAATCTTCTACAAACTCTACATTATCGGTCATATATCCATCTTTAGAAGAATAATATACCAATTCTTGATATACATCATCCCAATCTCTATTTGTTAGTAAGCTTAGTGCTCTTATTACACAATCGTCTATATGCCTATCATAAGGGTTTACGTTTATATATTCAAACATTACATTTCACTTATTTTCATAATATGTTTTCTAACAATCTCTTGTTCTTCTGGAGAAGTTGCTTCTTCTTTTACCATCTTTATGAATTTCATAGCTGCGTGCATCATATATTCTAACTCTTTAAGTCCATCTTCTTTTGCTCCGTAATTTCCACGATTATATTCATTACGTGCTTCTTCATAGTTTCTATATGAACCTCTCATACCATCCATATAAGACTCGCCTCTATAACGAGCATCTACTCCTCTTCTTCCGTAGTCTCCATAAGCTTCATATCTTCCATATCCGTTATTCATACACTCTACCTCCTTTAAATCTTTATATATATCTACTACTTTAAATAAATAATCAATATCTACAGAGTCCAATTCCTTTATGTTTTTAATAAAACTTTCAAATTTCTCTATTGTCTTTTCCATTATTATTCCTTTCAAGAAGTGCTATTATCTTTTTATTTTGTTCTATTATTTTCTTTAGATATTTTTCGTCTTGAGTTTGTAATTCTTGCATTAAATCACTATTGTTATAGTCTTTAAAAAGAATTTCTAAACTTAAAGCTTGCAATATTAAAGATAAATTATTACTAAGCATATCTTTTTATAGAAATATTAGCGTTCTTAACAATTGGAATTTGTGTATCTGTAGTAGTACCATCATAAGTTATTGTAGGAACACTTCTTATTGTGATTGATACGCTTCCTCTACCACATACTCTTATATATTTCTTTGTAGAAACATTAGTATAAACACCTACAGTTACAGGTGTGTCCATCTCACTCCCTGCTAGCTGTGTTCCATCAGCAAAAATAGCCAAACCGACATTACCAACAGTAGCACTTGTAATATTCGTGTTAAAGTCAATTTCATATATTCCTCCACTTACGATATTAAATGTTGCACTTCCTTCATTATGATTTAGCCATCCCCATTGGCAATTGGCACTATTTGTTTTTAAATCTGTATCAGAAAAAGTTATTGGAGCTGTATTTGAAGTTAAAACTAATTCTTGTTCTTGTACGCTTTCTATCATTTATTTTCCTCCTTTCAAAAAAAGAATAGGGCTTGCCTATTCTTTAGTAGCAAGTTCTCATTTGAGATTGTCTAAGACATTATGCTATACGATTGTGTTTCCATAAAATCCATTACCATAAAATCCACCATTGTATAAACCCACATAAGGGCTTGATACAGGATAAGCTGGAATTGGGTATGGTCTTACTTGATTTACTATTGAAGTACCTATTCCGTTAGCTGTAATAGTATTCTTTAAATCATTTACTTGAGAGCGTAAATCATCAATAGTGTTTTGACTCATAGCATCTAAGATTTTTTGAGTATTCTCAATGCCTTGAGCTCTTAGTGTGCAGCAACACTCATCCATCTTTGCTTGGTTTTGTAATGCTGTTGTTAGAAGGTTTGTATTTAATTCGTTTGTTTGAGTTAAAATATCTCTTTGAATATCATTAGAACTTCCTAAAATAGAGTTTTGTAAGCCCATATTTCCAGTTAATACATCACTTCTTAAGTTACAAGTATTAGTAGCTTGGCTAGTAAAACCATTTGAAATTAAGTTGTTAGTATTTTGAAACCCACTATTTATATCTCTTTGAGTAAACTCTGAAGATACATAGTCAGTAGTTGCTATGTTATTCCATCCATTTCCACCGAAATTTCCGAAACCATTTCCACCAAACAAAAGAGCTAATAAAACAAGTGCCCAAATGCCATCTCCACCGAAACCACCAAAGCTGTTTCCATAACCATTTGTAGCTAAGTCTACTGTTGGAACTATTCCGTTACTACTGTTCATTTTCTTTCTCCTTTCTTATATTAATCACTTATTTGTGTCGACACCTTGTCTTAATTGGTTTATTAAGTTTTCGTTAAAACCCATATTTTTAGCTTGATTAAAGAAATTATCCATTTGATTTTGGCTATATCCACTCGTTACTTGTTTAAATATTTCAACTGGGTTACTTTGATTTTGCCTTAGTTGCTCTATCCTTTGAAACATTTGAGGGTTCTTTGCCTTCAATTGGTTCATCAACACCATTGTTATTTGGTTCATAAGCTACACCTTTCTTTAATTCCTCTATTTGAGCCATTAAAAGCTCTATTTTAAGGTCTTTTTCATCTTTCTTGATAATTTCCTTTAACTCATACGTTTGTACGTCTCCTGAGGTTCTTTTTAGCCATAGAACAGACATATCTCTACTAAAGTATGGAGTGTCTATCATTACAAGTTCTTTTTCTACTTGCTCTAGGTTCTCTGCATACTTCATACCACTTTGACCTGGAGCTATTTGAAAGTTCTGAGTTAAGTTTGGTACTTGTTGTAATTGAGACTTCATCCTCTCTAGTTCAGCTATATGACTATTTATCCTGTCTAAACTTGGTTGTGGGTTATAAGCATTAAACATAATATTCCTCCTAATAAAAAAAAGGGAGAACCATAAAATGCGTTTTAAACATTTGTCTAGTTCTCTCCTTTCTGCTTAAATTATCCCACAAAAAAAGAAGCCGAAATTATCGGCTTTCTCTCTTATTCCTATCGAATTACTCTCAATATCTTTCTTTTTATCTTTTTAATCTCTCTATTTATTGTACTCTCGCTACAATTCTCTAGCATAGACATCTTAGTTATGGTGTATTCGTCTTGCCTATATTCCATTATTCTCTCTTGAAGTGGAGTAAAGTGTATCTTTGACTTGATATATTCTAGTTCTTTATTTGTGAACTCTAGTTTTAGCATTTCTATTTCCTCTTCCGGCAACAAAAGCTCCACAAGTAGGACAATGCTTTGATTTTGTTTGTGATTTTCTATAAGTTGTTCTAGTTACTCTCTTTATCTTTTGTGTTGCCATTTACTATATCTCCATCATTTCCTATGTAATTATTATATCCATTATCATTGTTTTGAGTTACTTCTTCAGTTGTCTCTATTACTCCAATATCTTTTTGCAAGTTATATGTATATATTGATAAACCAATTAAAGCTATGAAAGTAATTAACCACATTATAAAAAACTTGGTGTTGTTTTTTTTGCTTTCTTGTATTATTTCCCAAGCAAGACTTTTTTCTTTCATAAAACACCTACTTTAATCTAACTTGGTTTCCACCAATTATTTCTCCGTTTAGTTCTTTTAGTTTTTCAACATCTAAACCAAATTTCTTTGCTATATCTTCTAGTGTTTCTCCTATTCTTGCAAAGTAATACTCTTTGATTTCTTTTGGCTCTTCTTTAATATCTTCTTGAACTTCTTCTTCAATAATTTCTTCTTTCTTTTTTCTCATTTTGTCCTCCTATACTTCTAATAATGGTCCACAGTCCACTCTAAATCTAACCCCATCTGCTTCTAAGGTTGCTACTCCATTTGGTGTGTATCTTGTTGGTAAATCTACAGCTACTACTGTAAACACTTTATCACAGCACCAATAGTCTCCTACTTTTAAAACAGCATTATAATCAGGGTTAGAACCATCTCTATTGCATTTTGCTATTGGTCCACAAGGAATATAATCATTATTTCCTACAGGTTTACCATAACAAGTTGCATAACTTCCTACAGCTCCATTTCTATATTTTGAGTTTGGTAAGATGATTTCATCTATTCTAAATACTCCATTGAATTTGCATTTAGAACCTACGTGTAATACTTGGTCTACAACTTCTTTACCACCATTTAAAGCTTGTTGTACTTTTGATACAAAAGTATCCCAGTTGTAAGGGTTGCCTCTACGAATATCGTAAGGACAGTCTTTACCAGTCCAGAAGTTGTGTTGAAATAAATGCCCACTAACATTTGTTATTCCGTTTCTTCTTAGAATATCAGCACATAATAAAACAGCATTGTCTGTTGCTGCTCTTATATCTCCATCTCTATTATCACATATTTCTATATTGATAGTCTTGAAGTTTCCATCTCCATTACCATCTCCTGCACACCAAGCTACTTCATTTTCAGGAATACATCTTACGGCATAGTCTTTGTCAATAACATAATGCCAAGATGTAGTTACATATTTCCATCCATTTCTTAGTAAATTTGCGTGTGCTAAAGCATTTGCTCCGTTTGAATAGTTTGATGTATTGTGTACTGTTATACCTCTAAAACCTGTACGGTTTATACAAGGTCTACACTTACCATCTGTTGGAGCTAATCTCTCAATTATTTGCATCTTTTTCATCTCCTTTACCATCAATTTTAATACCATCTTCTCCTATTTCATCTACAGGAGCTTCTTGTGTATCAATATCAAGTTCTTCTTTTGTTAAAGTTGTCATTAAATCACATCCTTTCTAACAACTCTGTCATTTTTTCTATTGCACCTAATTTACCATTTACATTGTCTAAATAATATTCTATCCTGTATATTCCAGGTAAATCAGGACTAACTACACTAACATTGTTTAAGCCTTCTAATAGTTCTATACTCTCTAGTTGACTTATTAGTTCAGTATCAGTTATTTCTGTAATTTCTGCGTTTGCTAGTACGTAATATATAGAAGTTGGGTTATTGGTGAACCAAGTCTTTAAAGCATTAGCATCGGCTATTACACTATTTGTATCATACAATACCAACCAACCATTATATGTATAATATACTCCCCATACTTGATTATGATAATTTTCGTTTGTGTGTATAAAGTGGTCGGACATTCTATATTTTGCAGTATCATAAGTTCCATTTCCATCTTTGATATTATCTAAACCTAAAGTGCTATATCTTGCATTAAATCTTCTTATTCCATCAGGTGCTTGTGTTATGTTTTGACTACCATTTAAAACCACTTTACCTATCTGTTTCTCTAAAAACCATACACCACCATCATAAAATATTCTATCTTGGTAGTTTCCTATTTTACATAGTTCTATTCTACTCATATATCCTACATAGCTTGTAGCTGTGCTTCCTTTTTCTAGTTGGATATTCGTAATGTTGCTAGGTGTTATATTTGAGCCTGTATAAAAATCACAATATACTTGATTTGCTCCACTTGGAACTGTAAACGTTTGTGAACTCTGTTTCGAAGAACTTACAAAAGTTCCGTTATTAAAGAATACAAAACCTGCTTCACTTCTAGCAGTATAATTTGTGGCACTTAGTGTATATGTTTCTCCTGCTACTACTGATATAGGGTTTTCATTATGAACATAATTGTCGGCAGTAAAAAAATTACCATTAGAAAAATATCTTCCTCCCTGTTTTAAATTGCTATCAAACAAGTTTTTTGTGTAATTTCTAAAAGGACTATATGAAGTGGCTTGACTGCCTTTTTCTATTTGTGGATATAAAGTTAAGTTATTTACAGTAGTACCATTTGTCACTACTTCTATTCTCATATTTATTGCTATTTTTTCATTAAATGTTAAAGTTCTAGGTGTTGAACTATTTATTCTGTAAAAGTTTGTCGAATTATCCGAATAGTAAACATTTAACGATATACATACTTGCGTAGTGACATTTTCACAACTAAATGTATATGTGCCTGCTTCAAGCATTAATAATCTACTATCATATTTCCATACTTCATTAGTTAGCATATGAATTACTGAATCTTTTGTACTTGTTCCATTTATTGTGATAGAACCATTTTCGTTATCAGTAAAGGTTAGCCCACTTATAGATTGATTTCCTTTATAATTAGCAGGATTTAATAAGTTCTTACCTAGATTAATCTCATAGGTATTTCCTTTATAGGCTTCGTATTCGGTTGCGGTTGAGCCTTTCTCTAGCATTACATTTGTTGGTGTTTCACTATTTAATGATATTCTTATATATCTTGCATTACTTGGGGTATTAAAAGTATATGTTGTACTTCCTACCGAAGAAATAAAAGTTTTATTATTATCATAATAGGCAGTTCCTGCTACACTACTCCAACCATTTCTTATTCCAGACAATATGTATGTTGTACTAGCTTCTATTGGTATAAAGTCCGTTGCACTCCAGTCATCACTATTGCCGACATTACCATTATTTCTACTGATATACTTTTTAGGTGTTGTTGTTTCTGCATTTAATAAGTTCTTCCCTGCTACTACAATATCTTGTCTACCACTTACTACATTAATAGGTTGTGGATAATAAGGGTTTGGTGTAGGTCCGTGTGTATATGGTTCGTAGGTATTATCACTAACAGTTGCTAGTCTTATCATTGGTTTGAATACTATATTGTTTGCAGTTGCACCATTTGGTATTCTTGCTAGTAATCTTGTAGCAGTGTCATCTATCGTAACACTAGAACTATCTCGCCCTACATAAGCATTAGTTATTGCTCCATAAGTTGCAGTATATATTCCTATATATATCTCTTGATTAATACCGCTTGGAGTTCCATTTAATATTATTGTTTTCCCTATCAATGAAGATAGATTATTAGCATTAGCAAATTGAAATATTGATAAACTACTTGCAGTTCCATTAGCAGTTATTGTTCCGTCATTGTTTATAGTCCAAGTTATACCGTTTATGGTTGTTGAATAACCATAGTCATAAGCGTAGGATAGCAAGTTCTTTCCTGATGTTGTTGTCTGTGTTGTATCACCTTTTACATCTATTAAATTTGGATATTCAAATAAAACATCATCAGTTTCAAATGGTGTTGCTTCAGTATTTGTTCCTTCATCGTATTTCAAATGTTGTAATTCATCTGTTATTGATACTGTGTTGTTTGATATTTCTATTCCATCTCCTGCTGTATATTGGTGTTCTCCATCTAAAAATTCATAAGTCTGTGTATCTCCATTTAGTTCTACTGACATCGTTGTTGTTTTATCTTCTTTAGTAAAAGAAACTATTGGAGAGTCTCCTGGTTCGCCTTTTTCTCCTTTAGGTATTTTCATATTAAGTACAGGGTTTTCGGCTGTTCCTGCTGTTTCTATGTCGGCTTGAACCATTTCCTCTACTGTTTCTACTGTTCCAATAGAAAAACCAGGTAATTGTCCTGGCTCTCCTATAGGTCCTTGTGGTCCTCTATAACCTCTTGGTCCTTGAATTCCTCGCTCACCTTGTGGACCTTGAGGTCCTTCGTGTCCTCTTATTCCTTTTGTATATCCTGTTAGTTTTACTCTTGTATATGTATCAGCTATCTTAGGCATTATTGTATCCTCCCATACACTTCATTGAATTTATCTAAAGCATATTGATATTTACCATTTACGTTGTCATTATAGATGTCAATATATAATTCAGGAAGTAGTGCTTCAGATTGATAAGGGAATTCCGTTTTGATTGTATCTACATCATCATCTAATCTTTTGCCTACAATACTATCAAGAGTATTGGCTAAGTCTGAACCAATTTCCCATAATTCAGGGGTCGCTTGTACATAATATATTGTTGTGTTATGAGTTGATAACCAAGTTTTAAATGATGCTAGTGTTGTGCTTGTAGGATTTTGGTCTTTTTGTAAACATAATTCATCACCACTTAAAACATACCACATAGCACCATCTACAAATGTGCCACTATTACCATTTAACCATTTGAAATAATTTGAATATGCTAAAACATTATCGGTACTAAATGAAGAAAATGGTTTAGCACCAAAATTATTAATTCTATATGTTTTATTATATATATACCAATTCTCACTACCATTTAATACTACTTTACCTATATTCTTTTCTAGATACCATTTATTACCATTTTTATATATTCTATCTTGATAATCTCCTATTTTGCACATTTCGTTGGTATCAAAAAACAAAATCTTTTCTTCCGTTCCCTCGCCTGATACTACAAAATAAACGTAATCTAAATAAACATTTTCTATATTGACTTTTTGACTAGGGCTTGGTGTTCCGTCTTGGGTTGTGTTTCCACCTATTCCAATACTCTTAATTATAGAACCCCCTAAATCTGAAGAATTTACTTCTGGGTTTGCATCATAAAAACTTATAGCGTCTCCGTGTAAGTATTCATAATCACTTGTAGATATAACATCATCCTCTATTTTTATTCCATCGCCTGCCGTATATTCAACTACCCCATCTAATATTTGTGCTGTTTTAGTTCCATTTATATCGTTTATTGTGATTGTTCCTACTCCGCCACTTTTTGAAAAACTTGCTGTTGGACTTACTCCAGCATCTCCTTTATCTCCTTTTGGAAGTATTAAGTTTAATTCAGGGTTTTCTAATGTTCCTGTTATAGAAGCTTCAGCATCTAGTCCGTAAGCAACAGTTCCTATTTCAAAGTCAGGTGTTGCACCTGCTGGTCCTTGTGGGCCTTGGGGACCAATTGGTCCATCCTCACCTACAGGACCTTGAATACCTTGAATTCCTTGTGGCCCTTGTGGTCCTTGAATACCTCTTACTCCGCCTTCTAATTCTACCTCTATTAATGTGTCTGTTATCATTATTTAACACCTCTCTTAAGACTAAAATATGCTGTATCTCTACCACCTGGTATTAATGAGTCTATATTTCCATCTGCTCTTATCATTTTTAAATCGTATATGTAGTTTCCTAAAGCCATCTCTGCTGTATCTTCAGGTTCTAATACAATAGGAGCTGCATAGTCTTCAAATTCATTTACCATCTTTTGTATTAATATGGTTCTGTCTTTTATTTTTCTTACAGTAAACCATACTTCATCACCATCTTGTAAAACATACTCACCTTTGATAATAGGACGTATAGAGAAGGCTCCAGTATCACCTCGAACCATCTCTGCATCCAATGTTTTTTTATTAATTCTTATCATTTAACCACTCCTTCTTATTTAAATTTTAAGAAAGAAGCCAAGTTTATCTTCTCTTCTTCACTTAAATCACTATTAATTATATAGTTTGTGATTTGACTATCTGCTGATTTATAACTCTTATATTGTTGTCTAAACAATGCTGCTTTTTGTGTTGAGTCTAAGCCAAAACTATCAAGATATTCTGCTACTTTCCTTTTCTTACTATTTCTTATTAATTTTCCACTTGCTGTATAGTCTGCTTCTATATCTCCTATACCTTCTAGGTAATTTGAATATGTTATAGGGTCTATACCAAATACTTGTGTCATTGATATTTTGTTTTTGATATTATCAAATCTTCCTGATACAACATTAGGAGCTTTTACTTTATAAATATAATAGTCAGCTATTGAGAAGTCATCATTTGTTAAGTTATCTACTTTATCACTTTCGTAATAAGAAGTTGTTCCGTCTTCATTGGTTTTTACATAATCTTCTCCTTGCTCAGTTAAGTAATTATCTTTTGCTTTATCTTTAGAATACTTCATAATACCAGCAATCATTTCTGCTTTTTCATCATCACTTGAATTGTTATATCTTGTTGAGTTCATTAATGAGTTTAGAGTGTCTTTAAAAGCATCACCATAGTCTTTTTTATAGTTATTGTAATCTTTTTGAGACATATCATATTTATTACCATTATAGTTTAAGTAAGATTGTAAGCCTGTTGGTAATACATCTTCATTACCTGTCTCTTTATATATTCTTATTAATTCTTTACTCTCTTTAGACATATTGTCTTTTCTAGTGTTGACTGGCGAGAAAAATGCTTTTATTGCTCTAATAGCAGGGTTCTCTTCCTCTTTTTTAGCTTCACCATAATAATCTGTCTGTTCAGGTAATAACACTCTAGCTGGAGTTTTATATTGTAATTCTCTTAGTGTTTGTTGTCCAAACTTAAATGTTGAGTTTTTATCAGGATATGTTGAACGTTTTTTAGTATCAATTGCTTGTGAGAATTGTCCTAATAATGTTGGTAAGAATTGTGATGCGTAGTTTCTTGCTGTTGACTCTCCTATATCTAGGTACATACCAGCAGAGTCTTGCTTATAACTCTTTAGTACTTTAGTAAAACCACTTAAACAACTCATTTCGCTTAATGGGTCTAAGGTTGAAGCTAAACTTTCCACAACAAAGTCAGGGTTTATTTTCTCTTGTTTTACTAGAATTTCGTTCATCCTAGCACCTACAAACAAAGGCATAGAACTTGGTGATAACCAACTTAAGTCATAAGATGTTCCTCCAATTTTAATTGAATAGTCCATCTTAGCACCTTGGTCTTTCTCAAATTTATCTTCTTTATCATCACCTGAGTCTCCAGTTAAGACCCCTGCTTGTGATAATGCAAAACCTACTAAAGCTAGACTTGAACCTGTGATTTGCTTACTTAAGTTATTTACAAAAATGTTTCCACGCATATTCTTAGGAGCATTTTTCATTTCTGATATTCCTACAAACCATCCAACTCCTGGAGTATATTCAATACCTGTCTTAGCAATATTCAAAGGTGTTCTTGTAAATGGTATGATTGCTCCTCTTATTACTTGACCTGGAGTTCCTAATTTCCTATCAGCTTCATTTAACCATTGGGCTAACTTGTTTTCTTGGTTGAAAGTTGCTACATTAGCTTCGTTTAAAGCAAATGCTTTAGCAGCTTGTACTATTTCAGGATGTGCATTAATATCACTTGTTGTTTTTATTCCTTGAGCTGTTAAATAAGTTGAGAACGAGTCTTTAAATGTGATTTTCTTTGCAAATTGGTCCTCTGCTGTTAGTGCTTTATCATTTAGATTTCTTAAGTACTCAAGAACTTTATTCTTGAATATTTTTCTTTTTGCCTCTAAACCTTTTTTATCATTGTATTTATTTCCAGTATTTTCAGAGTTGCTAAATACTTCTTCATAAGCTAAGTTTGTAAATTCTTTTACATCCTTACTTGCTTTCTTCAAAGTTTTAGTTCTTTGGCTTTGGTCTATCAAACCTGCTTTTTGTGCTGTTGCTTCTCCAATTGATGCTAATACATTTTTATTTTTATTTACAGCATACATAGCTCCATTGGCTACTACGTTTCTTATGTGTGTCTTGAAGTTTCCTAACATTGACAAGTATCTCCAAGCATTTACTTTTTCTCCAATTGTTACTTTCATTTGGTCTGCTATATCTTGTTCTAACTCATACATAGCTTCATCCAATTTCTTTTGGTCAAAAGTTGTATGTTTTTCATCTTTATAAGAGTCTAGTACCTTTTGTACTTTGTCAGGGTTTAGTTTAACTCCTTCATATACTTTGTTTCCTAATGCTTGTTGTCTTGAGACAATCTTATCAAGCATAGCAATCTGTCCATCAGGAGACATCTTTTGTATCATACTTGCTGCTTGTACCATTTGTCCTAACTCAGTTTGCATTATAGATAAGTCTTGTAAAATGTTTAAATAGTCTTGTGTTTGATTACTTTGACTTGCTTCTAATAAAACTATTTGAGCTTCTACAACATCATTTAAGTTTACTTTTTTGTCTGAGTTTAGTTTATCTAGTACTCTGTCAACTCTTTGCTGATAAGTCTTTCCTTCTAGGCTTTTCTTTGCTTTTTCATAAGAGTCTTTGTTTGATTGTACTTGGTATTCTAAAGCTTTTCTATCGGCTTTACTTAGAAGTTCTTGGTCTCCTGTTGCTTCTGTTGCTGTTATTGGGTAACTTCTTTCTTTTAATTTGCCTTTCTTAGCTGCATTAAAGTTATTAATAACTTCTTTTGTTTTTTGCTTTGTTACCTCTTTCTTTGTTGGTTTCTTTATTTTTTCTTTTAGATTAGTTGTTGTGCCTTCATTTTTGAAGTTATCTTTTACCCATTTTAACCATTTTGGGGCACGTTTAGAATACCTCATGTCAGGGTCTTCTGTTGGGTCTAAATTATCAGCTGCTTTAAATTGATTAGAATTGAAGAATATATATACATTATGTGGCTTTGAACCATAATATTCAGGGCCGTTACCACCATAATCAATAACATTTTCTATAATAATACCATCATATTTTTTATCTTTTAAATTTGTTTGATTTTCTTGAAGTATATATTGAGCTATATCATTAGTACTTAAAGCAAAAGCTCCTCCTCTATTCTTCAAAGCTCTTGCTAATTCAGTACCAGTAAAGCCACTTTTTGCTACTTTATAAAGAACAGCAGGTGGAAAAATATTGTGTTTTTCGTCTATTATGTCATTATAATTCTTTTCAAACCAAGAATAAGGCTCTGAAGAATTAGAAAACAAATCTCTATATTGAGCAAATTCTTCAAGAAAGTCTTTAAATGACATCTCTGCATATTTATCAACATAATATTCATCATATTCGTCATAAAGGTCTTCTACGTCAGAAATATTTCCCATTATATCGTCAGGAGCTGGTATTTGAGCATCAGGGTCATAATTCTTGACTTCTTTATATAAAGTTTCATAGCTATCTATATTTTCCATAAATTCTGGGGTTGTAAGAATATCCCATACTTCATTGTAATCTATTCCTTTTACAATTTGGTCGATTAATCTACTATCCATACTTTTGTTACCTATGAAGTCATTATGTTTTTTCTCACTTTCATCAGCCAAATCCTTCAATTTTTTTATCGTATCCTTATCTATTTCATCTATGAATTTTTGGGCTTTTTCACTGATTTCGTAAGAAACTTCCCACCACTCTCTTCCTTGAGCGTCTATTTTATAAGGGTTTGTAATATTTAAATATCCTTCGTATTGCCATTTTTCTTTGTTAAATTTATTTCCATGTCTTTCACTATCATTATTTAAATTCTCTGCTAATTTATTTTTCCAATTTCTCATCAAGTCATCTTTTGAGTCAAAACTAATTACATTTGACTCAGCAACGCCGGTTTCAGGATTAAATCTATAAGTACCAGTTTCTTTCCCATTTACTATTTTATACTTGTTGTTTTCTGCTTTTTTAACAACCCAATTATCATTTTTTCTTGTGTTTATTTCATTTAACTTATCAAGAAAATCTTGTATCTCACTTAATTTAGTATATCTTTTTGTATCTGCTTTAAAAAAATTATCGTAAGCATAACTACCAGACATTGTTTCATCATCAGTAGCAAAAATTACTGTTTGGTCGCCAAACATATCAGAGTGATAATCAGATGCTCCTTGAGGCATAAATTGGTAGAAAGGCAAGTCTTGATATTTATTTGTATGATAAACCTTAATTAAATTACCATTTTCATCCCTTACTTTACTTTCGTCAAAGTAAATAACTTGTTTCTTGCTTAACTTGTTGCCTTGGTTATCTGTAGAATTGCTCATCTCATTACTTTGTTTTTGTTTGTTTCTTTTTTCTTTAAATCTATCACTCGTTTCTTGCTCATTATCAATATCTACAATTTCCATTTCTCCAACATCTTCGTTTATTATATTTTCTACAAAGTCTTTGAAATTCATATTTAAAAATTTATCTATTTCATCTTTTGTATAATATTCTTCTAAATCTATATCTTTTGTATAAGTTATATCGTTGATGTTATCATTAGCATCAGGAATATCATAAACGTCATGTTTTTCCAATTTTTTAATAAAATCATCATAATTTTTTACATCAGACATAAAGTCTTCATCATTAAGATATGCTCCAACTTCGTAATTCCATAGACAGCCTGCTAAAGTTGTTTGTATTGGGTTATCTCCTATTTCATCTTCAAAGTCATCAGTAGCATACTTAGCCCCTTCACTGATGTTTTGTTTTGCTGTTTGTTTATTAGCTTTTCTATAAGCTTTTTCATACTTAACAGCTAAATCTTTTACAAAGTTCTCATACTTGCTGTTACCTGTTAATTTATTTTTTAAACTCACAATTAAATCACGAATTTGTTTGAATAATGATGGTTTCTCTGTTGATAATCTATCAATGAACTCTTGATTACCAAATAACTGCCCACTAATATCAGCTATTACTTCAGGAGTAACATCTTCAGTCCCATAAGCTTTCTTTAGGTTTGTTAAAGCCTCGTTAAATCCTTCATTTTTCTTAGCAAAATCCATAATTAAATTTCTCATTTGCTTTGTTTCTATTCCATGAGTAACCTCGTGCATCAATAAAATTTCTCCTGCTCTTTCAGATTTAGGGTTAATCTTAATAGTTACTTCACCATTTTCATCAGTTTGTATTAAAGCGTTTACTGATTTTCCTTTTTCATTAGTAATGGAACTATCCATAATTACATTGTAGTCTTTATCTTGAATAATTTTCTCAGCTGCTTTATAGAAACCATCAGCATCTTCAATATTTTCGTTCTCAACCGAATTTCTAAAGTTTTGTATCTTATCTTCTGTATCAGTTGGCTTTGTTTGCTGTTGAGCCTGTTCTTGAGTTTGCTGTTGTGTTTGCTCTTGAACCTTGCTATTTAGATTAGTTTGTGAATATCTTGTATTTATTCTTTCTCTTTCAGCATCTAAAGTAAGATTTACTGCTTGTATTTCTCGTGCACCTTGCTCTACTGTCATAGCACCATTTTGCACAGCTTGTTGTATTTGCTGTACTTGTTGTTTAGCAATATCTTCTAGGTTTCTATTTTCTTGGTAACTACCATTATTTATTTGTTCCATTTGTTGATTAGCTTGTTCTATACTTATTTCACCAGATTGTACCTTTTGTACTAGGTCATTTACCAAGTTAGCACTTGCTTCAAGATTTGGAGTGTTGCTTAACCTGTTTTGTTGCATTTCTAAAGCGTTTTGATTATAAGCATTACGTGAATATCCTCCAGTTAAACCATTTAATAATAACGTAGAAACTGCTGTTGATTTTAATGTTTCTACTAAATCTTCAGGAGTGTATTTCTTATTAGGGTCTATCGTTCCTCTATCAATTAAAGTACCTAATAAGTCAGTCATTACTTCTTCACTTTGTTCTCCAACTACTCCTAGGACTTGTTTAGCTAAGAAGTTTAGACCTTTATTTCCTATTGTTTTATCAACAAACTTAGTAGCTATATCATCTAAAGCACCTTTGCCAAATACATTTAAACCACCTGTTAGGTTCTCTGATATAACCTCGCCTGCTGCTTTTACATTACCTATTTTAATAGCATTATCTAAAGTTGCATCCTTTTGTAACTTATTTAGTTTTTCTACTTCTTTGTTTCTTTCTTCACCTTCAGGCATACTATTTATTTTTTGAATTTGTTCATTTATCATTTGTTGATAAGCGAGTTCAGCTTCTCTTGTAGCAGAACCTTTAGCACTTGCTCCCATAACCCCATATAAAGCAAATTTAGGGTTTTTAGTTGCTATTGTTGCTGCAATAGAAGGAGCCATATTTCCTACGGTCTGCATACCACTCCCTAATAAATTAGTAACTCCACTATAATTTTTAGCCTCTTCTGCAACCTCTTGCCTCATTTTTTCAGCAGGAGCATTTAGTTTTTCTCTTACTCCAGCTACTTTTTCATCTAAATTAGGGTTTATTGCTCCTAAAGAAGTCAACTCATCCTTTACTGGTTCAAAAGGGTTGGTTGCATTATATAAAGATTGATAAGAGTCTGCAACAGCTTGTGATAGATTTTTTCTTTCGCCTTTTAAGTTGCTTTTTATTTTGTCATAAGCATCAAAAAGTAAACCTACTGATGGGCTTAAACCTTTTATTACACCTTTTGTACTATTCTTTACTATGTCCATAGGTGTCTTTAAATTCTTACCTTTTTCTAAAGCGTTTTGTGTTTCTTGTAAAGGTACATCTGCTATTCCTGTAAGACTACTAACAGCTCCTGCTTTAGCACTTTTGCCCAAAAATTTTACGTTATCTACTACATTATCATTGGTTGTTGATTTCTTTTTATTTACTGTATCTACTGTCCTAATATCTTTAACATCATTAAAAGACCTATTCTTATCGAATTGGGCTCTAGTATCTTGTGCATTTACCTTTTTAACAGCTTTCTTTGTTGATTGTTTTACTGTCTGTGTTTCTTTTTCTTCTTTTTTCTTCTTCTTTGTAGGTAGACTTTCTATTGATTTCTTTATATTAAACCCCAATGAATTTGCCATCTAATCACCTACTTTTTCTTTTTACCTTTTTTCATTACTGCTTCTAATGATTTAGCTGCTGACTTAACAGCATTTTTAACTGTGTTTGTTGCTGCTGCTTTTTCATTAGAATTAATTAATGCGTCTATATAATCATCATATTCTGAAGAGCCTCCACCTGATGATGAGGTTCTTCTGCCTCCTCCACTACCACTACTAAAACGTTGCTGTAGTTCCTGCCTTTGCAACGCCAAATTCTCATTAAATTGTCTGATAGACTCTTGGAATTGTCTCTCTTGCATTTGTCTTTCTAATTCTCTATTTCTCTCATTTAATAAGTTTTGTATGTAATTAGCTTCTATGTTAGCATTTGCACTTGCTAAGCCTGAATTGTATGCATTATGTGCATCTGTTGTTCTTCTTCCTATATCAGCCATAGCAGCAGCTTCTCCAGCATTTAAAGCATTGATAGAAGTATTTAGATTATTTGCATTTTGCATCCTTGCTTGTGCACTTAAACCTGAGTTTGCTCTTCCTGTTGATGCTAAGTATTCTTGAAAGTTTCTAGCACTTAATCTATTTTGAGCATTTGCACTACTTCTTTGTGCATTATATGTTGCTCTATTTTGTTGTTGCTCTGCTTGTAAGTTGCTTAGTGCTTGATTACGTGTATTCCCTAAGTCAGCTACAGCAGCTTTTTGTTGTGCTTGTCTTAAATTATTTAGTTGTGTTTCATAATCTAAAGCCATTTAATTACCTCCTAACTTGTTCTTTTCCATACATAAACACCTAAGTAATATGGATAATATGGTTGACCTCCACCAGTTGCTGATGTAGTAACTACTGACATACCTTGCCAATCTCCCCTTGCCCCAAAATTAGCATTGTTTGGTCTACCATATTGTGCCGTCTTTGAAACTGTATGTGTATGGCTTGGCATACTTGATACTGGTATCTTATGTTGTGTTGATGTACCTCCATATTGTCCAGCGTTAGTTGTTACTATTTTTAAATAAGCATCTCCACTTACCTTCTCCCAACTTCCTCCAAACAAAGTACTTGGGTTTGAATTGCTTACTGTTATATATATACTTCCTACTGGGTATATCTTACTGAAGTCTAATGTTGCTTGACTTATAGACTCAACTGTATTGCTTAAATTTCTTACTGTTTCAGTTAAGCTTGATAAATCTCCAGCTAATTCTGTTACTTCTTCTCCTGATGAAGATGTAATTGTGTCTAGTTCTTCAGTTAGTGTGTTATTTATGTAATTTTTTATGGTCGCTCCTGCTCTATCAAATCTTTCCTTTAATGCTGATGAGTCTAAACCATCTATTTCATTTGGTCTATCTGATAAAGCCTGTATGTTATTTACATTTGCTGTTAGTTTTGTTAATGCCATCCTATTCATCTCCTTTGTCTAGTAAGTTTCCTACTAAATTCATTACCGCACTTATGCCTGCTGCTAAGCCACCTAATAAAGCACTCTCAACAACTTTTTTATCAAGGTTAGATAAATTGCTAGTACCTAATAAAAAAGCTGCTATAAAGGCTTGAATAAAGGTTTTTAAAGCACGCATTAAAATGTCTTTAAATTTTTTCTTATTCATAAACCCTCCTATTTTACTCCTATCTTCATAGCCAAATATCCCAATATAGTTGCAATTACAAAATAAAAAAGGTAATCAATAAGTTTATCCCATTTCTTACCTTTATCATTTGCAGCATTATCAAGTTTTTCGTCTATACCAGCAACTACTTTTTCAATTTGGTCCATACGATATTCCATCTTTTCCATTACTTGGTATGTTTTCTCTAGGTTGTTTATTCTTTTCTCGTGTACTTCAATAGACTTATCTATGCTGCTAAATCTTTCTTTAATTGCATCGTTTGTCATCCTACCCCTCCTACTTACTTTCACCAAAGCTTTCAACTCTAAGTATTAATGCTAGAATTGTGCAATCGGTATCTTCATTACTATCTATAACTACTTTTAAGTTTGTGAATTTCTTTGCCTTCATTTTTAATCTAAATGGTTGTGGGTTTTGTGAAATCTTGAAACTGAAATTAGCAAAGTCTACATTATCTAAGAACTGAATTTTATACTCTATATGTTTCTTCATTGAAGACTCACTTCTATTTGTTACAAAACTTACATCTGCACTTGCGTGTGATTGTGGTTGCATTAATACCCATAGTTTGCTCATTGTTTTTCTTAAGTAAGCTGTTCCAAAATCACTAAAGTTCATTTCCCAATGTGCTCTTATTACTTCTCCATCAAAGTTAGTAAAATCTTCATCCCAAGCTATTACTTTTCCTGTATCAGTCCCCATATATATTTTGTTTGCTAAATCTGTTAAATAAGTCATTGTATCTGCTATTCTTATTCTTGAATATGTTTTGTTGTAGTAGTTATAAATGTATATCTTATTATCACAACCTAACCACAACTGGTTCTTTGATTGATAGTCCATTGTCTTATAATCTTTTAGGTTCGCATTTGTTAAGTCCATTTGTATTTTTAAAGATATGTTTTCCATATTCTTTTCATCACGAACGTTGGTTGCTTTCCATAATGTCAAAGAATTTCTATCTATTGTTACTGGATAGTTGTCTATCAATTGTCCCTGTCCTGGAGCAACATTACCGTGTATCTCGTTTAACGGAAATGTTGAAACACTTGGTACTAATCTTGTTGTAGTTGAATTATCAGGTAATGTAACAGTTAAGTTCTCTGTAGATATTGTCAAATAATAAGCTTCAGGTCTATTTGTTGTTGCTAGAAGCCTATCGTATTGTCTTGTTAAGTCTGTTAAAGCAAAGTTTGATGGACCTATATCTACTTGTTGAGCTCCTGTGAAGTATTCTACTGAAGGCTTTCCATCTTCCAAACCACTAAAGTATGTTCTATTCTGACACTCAGGGTTTCCATAAAGGAAAACTCTAGCATCTATATTTCCACCAAATACAGTTCCAAACTTCATACCTTCGATTATTCTACGGTCTCCATCATCTAAAGACCAATAAATATCTACATTATCCATTACTTGTTGTGGAGCTGTTGCAAATGTTACTGTTCCATTTGTTAGGTTTACTGTGTAATTTGATACTTGAACTCCATCTACTAACACTTTATCTACTGATGTTATTCCTTTTTGTGCTAATTGAAATGTTGTTGATGTTCCATCTCCATTAAATGTTTGGTGTTTTTGTGGGTTAAGCAAATTTATTTCATCATAAACAACTCCACCACCAGCAGGAGGCGTATTAATAAAAACAAGAGGTGTATAACCTACCACCTCTTGTAATGTTTCTCCATCCCAACTTTGGTATTTTCCACTTAAAATATATACCTTTTTGTCGAAAGTAAAGAAAGAGGCTTCATCTTCTCCTATGGTTCCTATTAAAGTAGGTTGTATTCCATCCCAATGCTCGTGGTCCTCTAAATCTTCACGTAAAAAATAGTATAGTTTTGAGTTTGTTGCAACTAAAAGGTATTCTGTTCCTCCTAAGTTAGTTGCATACATACCTTGTATTGGAGTATTAAATTTATAAAATGTTTTATAACCAAATATTTTTCTTAATCTATAATCATTTGTTATGTAAAAATTATCCATATTTCCAGACTCTCCCATAGCAATCTGTGTATCACCTGTGTCTGTTGTGTTTAAACCTAGAAATTTTTCAATTTTTACTGGTACTACTGTATTACCAACAGTCAATTGTGCCATTTAATCACCTCCTAGTATTGTAGAGTTGCATCATAAACATCTTCTCTTTTTATTGGTGCTCTTGGAGTTGGTTTCAAGAACATACCTTTCATTTCTTCATATCGTTGCTCAAAGAAGTTTGCTAGGTTCTTATCCTCGTGTAACATCAAATGTGCTGCTAAACCATTTGTTAAAAGGTTTGTTGCTTTTATATCATCAATTTGAAATGTTTGGTCCATTGACTCAATCTTTACAGGATATTCATAATCATCCTTTTCACGGTATCTATTTTCAATACCTATGATTTCGCTTTGCAACATTGTTAAAATCGTAGGTGTTTTACCACGATATTCTGCTACTGTTGCTTCGTCTAGTGAACCATCAGCTAACATCTCGTCAATTAATGACATTGTTATATTAAATATATCGTCTACTGTCATATTTTACCTCCTCAGAAAAAGACACCCTCGAGTGTCCTTTTATCAAGAGATAAACTCTTGATTTAATTATTGTTCAAAATGTGCGTAAACAGCGTCTTTCTTTGCTTCAAGAACGAAAGTATCGTAACGTACACGGCCTTCAACTAAGTTACCATTAATTCCTGGAGGGTCTCTATGAATTTTATAATCAGTTAACTTCTTAGGGTTAATAGTTGCAATTGGATGAGTAATAATAAAATCACAATCAGTAGGCATATATGAAGCTGGTACTTTTATTACTGGTACTCCATCAATTTCTCCAACTAATCCTTTATAAGCTAATTTAGTAGCCATATCTCCAGTCTTAGTGAATGAAGAGTCTAGTTTAATAGCTTTGTAGAAAGCTGTATTTACTACTGCTACTCTTCCTTCAGTTGGTACTAAAGAGTTATCTAATACTTCTTGTCCATCTAAGAATTTTTCATAAGCATTTGCTTTAGTAATTGCTCCAGTTGCACTATGTCCAGTGTTTCCTTTAGCTGTAGTACCTAATACACTAAGTACTTGTTTATCTTGAGCTGGTACGATTACTTGGTCGATTTCTCTCTTAAGTGCACGTCCTGCATCTTTTATATTTAATTGGTCTTGGTTATTTCCTTTATCAATTGTAAATGTAAATGATTTATCAGTTGTTAATTGATATGTATCATAATCATCTTGTAATTCATTTGGTGTACCATAACGGTTAGTTCCTGTTCTTGAATAGTTATTTAATGGTACTGTTGGAATACGATAAATGTGAATTGTATCTACTCCATCAAAATTATAATCGTTGTTTACTAATGGTGCTGTAAATGATGCTTTTTTAAACGCTTCATCTACTTTTTTTTCATATTTTTGGGCTAAATTTATTCCTAATGCCATATTTTATCCTTCCTTCCTTTATTCTTCGAAGCCCTCTAAGAAATAATCTTTTTCGTGCTTCTCTTTTGTTTGTCCTGTTTCTGTTACAGAACCAATAGTTGCTTTGGAATTCTTTTCGTTTTGCTCAGCTACTGACAATTTGTTCTTTGTTTCTTTTAATTGCCATTTTAAGTAAGCATTACTCAAAGAACTCTTTTCAGCTTCTTCAAAAACTTCCTTAGGTATATCTTCAGGGTTTACATCAGGGAATTCTTTTAAGAAATCGGCATATTCTTTATCTTTAGCTTCCTTTTCTGCTTGTTCCCTTTCTTTTGCCTTAAGTTCGTTTTCTTTAGCTTGTAATTGTTTTCTTAACTGACTTGTAGCAATAACTTCTCTCGCTACATCTTCAGGTACTCCGTTCTCAATCATTTGCTCTAAACGTTCTTGTTCTTGAGCTTTTTGTTGGTCTTTTTCGTATTGTTCTACTTTGTCCATATACTCATCAACTGAAATACCTAATTCATCAGCTTTTTGTTTAGCATACTTTTCGAGTTTGCTATTTTGTAGATTTTCTAACTCTTGTAATTTCTTATCGTAATTTAAACCTTTTTGATAGTTTTCAATTAGGTCTTCGATAGACTTTACTTCGTGGTCTTCTTTGTTATACTTAATCTTTCCTGATAAAGCTTTTAACAAAGGTTCTAAATCTACTTCAGGTTTCTCCTCTTGAGGTTCACTTGGTTCGCTCTCCTCTTGTGGTTCTTCCTCTTGACTTCCTTCTTCGTTGATTACTTCTTCATCAACTTCTGCAAAAAAGTCATCATTTGAGTCTGTTGTTTCTGTTGGTATACTTTCTACAACTTCTTCATCCATTTTAATTTCCTCCTCTGCCTATGGTTGGGCATAGTACTTTAATAAGTACTTTTATGCTGCCAATCGGTACTTTATAAGAGGTAAGGAAGCCTCCTCTCCTCATATTTTGGCAACATAAAACTACCTATTAAGGTAGTTATGATTGTAGTCCTCCAATATCTTGAAGTTCTTGCATTTTTTCAACTGCGTTTCTTCCTACTTCTGTTTGTCCTTCCATTAAAGGTATTGCTCCAGGTTCTCCCATTTGTAAGGTTCCTGCTAATTCATCAGATGTAGGTAATGGGTTTTCCATATCTTGTACGGTATTATAGCCAGTTCCATCATCTAAAGCTCCCATCATTTCTAATACCCTCATTTCCATTTGTTCAGGGTTTAGTTGTGTTAATGATGCTCTCACCTCAGGTGGTAATGTATCCATAAATTTACCCATTAAGTTATAGATTGCTTGTTTATAAACATCTTGTTGTTCGATTGATGTAATTAGTTCTTGCTTATTTGGTATGATTTCATCAGGTATTCTCTTTAGATATTCAACAAACTCTATCATACCGTTGTTTAATAAGTTATCTAATGTTTGAACACTTGCTACTTCAGAGAAGTAAGAAGCATTTCCTACATCTATTTTGATGTGTAACCACATATCTTTTAAAATTCCAAAATCAAATGGTTCTACAGTTCTTTCATTTAAAGGTCCTGTAACAACAACTGGTCTTATTCCATAGTAAGTTGCCATCATATCTATTATGATTTTTCCACAATCTTCTACAAATTCATAGAAAGCAGCTTTTACGTTCTCTAATGGAACAGCAGCACTCTTTTGTATTGCTATAATTGCTGTTGCATTATTCATTGTTACGTTTCCTAAAGAAGCATCTCCTACTCCTAAAGTCTCTTTTGTATATTGCATAGCTAACTCAATAGCTTGCATTATTTGTCCACTCATTGTTGCAGGTTCTAAATATCCTGCTATGTTACGAATTGAGTCCCCTTGAAGGTTTGTAACAGGTATTTGAGCCCCTATTTCGTTTGTCCAACCCTCAATTCTATCGGCATCATAAACTGCTGTAGGGAAAGCTGTAAGCATTAAATGGTAAATTACCATAGCAAACATTTTATTTATTGCTATTTGGTTTGGAATTATTCCTGTTGTCTCTGCTCTACCGTGATAAGAACCTTTTACTTCCTCCCAGTTATTGAAAGCTATTGGATAATAGTTTAGTCCTGTCTCTTTCTTTTCATAGATATATTGGTCTCTTACGCTTTTATTGGCATATACCTTACCGTTCTCTTTATAATATTTGATAATATAAAGAGCTTTTTCATATCCTGCTGCATCATTTTCAACTTTTCCATTATCTCCTGTTTGATAACTTGTTTCTGAGTCTGGTTTGATTGCATCAGAACTTTTTCCGTTCTTTTTTGCTTCTTCTTTTAAATTCTTAACTAAGTCTCTTCCTACTAAAATAATATAAGGTTGTTTTTCAACTTGTCTTGTGTTTGGATTTCCAAACAAAACGTTTGTTGAGTCGATTATCTCGGCTTTAATAAGACCTTTTATTTCAGGGTTTGTTTGTTTATATGGTTGCTCATCCATATCAAAATAAAAATGTAAGCACCAATCTCCTGTATCAAAACCATCTGATAAAAGTGTTCTTGACTTAGCGTCAAATTTTATGTTCTCTAGCACATTTTTTATTTCTGCATTTGCTAAATCAGTATTTTTTACCTTTTGTTGCATTACTAAATCGTTAGATTGTGGTCTATATTCCATTGGTTCCAACGAAATAGAAATGTTATCAGCTTTTAACGAAGCTATTTTAAATTGTTTTACTCTTTTTATGATGTTAAAAACAGGTTTAGGTAGCCCATCAGCAACTACGTTTCTCCATTGGTCTCCTGTCGCAAAAGCTATATTGGCATCTATTACATCATAATAGTTCTTATCATCACCATACATAGCTTGGTTATACTTTATACCAGCTTCATATAGTTCCCAGTCCTTTGTCTGCATTTAATCACTTCCTTTTTAAAGCTTTCTCTTCATCATATTCCATTAGATTTTTAAAAGCTTCTTTTGCTTTTTTTAGTTTTTCCTTCTCTTCTCTTGTTAATCTAACCTTTGGTTCTGCCTTTTTTGGCTTTTTAGCTAAATAAAACAAGATTAAAAGAAGTAAAATGGTTTCTATTGCTACTAAAATTATCATTTTAACCTCCATATTTCATATAGTCTCGTGTGGCTGTTGCTCCAGCTATTCCTAATATTCCAAGACGCCTGCGTTGACGTTTAGACTCTTCGTACATTAGCTCTTCTTCAGTCATTATTCGTGTTGCTTTTGTTCTTTCAATACAAAAACCCCTTAAAGCATCAGGGGCGTGTGTTAGTTCGTGTGGCTCTTTTGCACAATCATTTGGGTTCTTTTCATCCCTTTGGATGACTGGAAGTGTTCTTATTAAATGCCTACACGTATTAAATATTCTTAATTTACTTATTCTTAGAGTCTCTCCTGTTTGTTCATCTTTCTTTTCCTCAATCTTTAGATGTTCTTGTACTGCATACCATCCTAAGACACGATTATTCGATGACCTTGTTAGGATAACTCCATTTTCTCTAAAAATATCATAAGCGTTCTTACCTGTATCATTTCGCCTATTCCATAAATCAGGTGGGGCGTATGTATATTTTATTTTATCGTCTCCATTTACTTCTAGTATTCTTCTTGCTGCTTCTGAGATAATTAAATCATTTTCATATAATTCTTTATATACAAATTCGTACCCTTGTGGGTCTATTGCTATCCAATAGCAAGCTAACATATCTAGTCCATAGTCTAGGGTACGGTACCTATCCCAATTATCAGGAATATCAAATGGCTCGATAACGTGTACACTTCGGTCAAAGTCTTTGAAATACTGTCCATCAAATATATCCCAATTACCTTCTTTTAGAGCCTTACGTTCTTTTTCAGGCAAGGCATCCAAACGTTTTACGTATTCAGGGTCCTTATCCATTAAGAACTTATTATCTGTTACGAAGCTTGGAATAAATAGTCTTGTTGACTCTGCTCCAGTCTCTAATCTACATTCGTGTATTTCTCCAGCAGGTCCTATATCTACAAAACGTTCCTTTACCCACATATGTCCTACTCCTCCAGGGTTTGTAGAACTTTTTATACGTTTAGGGTAATCGTTTGCTCCACGGCAACGTGAAATCATATACGTATACATATACTCGGTAAAATGTGTGAGCTCATCAAATCTGATAACGTCATACTCAGCACTTTGATATTGGTATACATCATTTTCATTATCGATATACCCAAAGTCTATGATGGACCCATTATCAAATGTCCACGTGTGCTTTGATGAATTATAGTTTGCTATCTCTCTTGGATAAAGTTCCAATGATGTTCTTATTATAGAACGTTCCAAATCTGGAAATGTCCTACGGAAAATTATCTGTTTGCTCTTGGCATATTTTAATGCGTATACAAGAGCATCTACTAGTTGTCCATAAGATTTACCTCCACCAGCAGCTCCTCCAAATAGAGTCTCAAATGCCTCTGATTTCATAAATAAATCTTGTTTCTTCGTTATACTTATATCTAAATTCATAAAACCTCCTAAGGAAGTTGTTTTCTCATTAAGGGAGCTCTTCACTCCCTTCACCTGTGCATTTTGCACCCAAGTCTAACCCAGTGCCTATTCGCTTCAGCCATAAGATAGGGGAGCTGATTAGCACTTTCTATACCGAGTAAGTACAATGTTTTAAAGCCTTATAGACACCATAGAATAGATATAAAGAACTTTATTCTCCTAGGTTTTATTCAGTTCCATGCCTTTGGCAAGTATCTACTCTATGCTACCTATAAAGGCAGCCTAACAATTTAGAATTTTTTATATAAAAATAGAGAGCCTTTTCTAGGTTCCCTACTTTATATCACCTATATACCCTTTTAACAGGGGGGAGGTAGCTTACTTACAGTCCGTTATCATTACTAGATTATATAACTAGGCTGGTTTTCAAACTTCCTCCCTATTTGTATATACAAATCATTGGTCTTACATCATAATGAACGCCACTTTACACTTGCTATTTTTGTATTACGCCTGTGGGCAATTAGCACTTTTCCCTTATTTTTCAACACCTGTCAAGTTTACACTTTTGCTATTAATTTTACACTCAGAAGCCTCTTTTATATGAAATTATGGGCTCTTTTGTATAAAAATTATGGGAGAGTGTATATATATAGTATATAGGGAAGTTTCACCACCTCTATTTTATAGAGGTATGGTACTATGGAGGGGGTGGTACCTATCTACTACTACGTAGTAGCCTACCTCTCTCCTGCCTCCTAGAGCATAGCTCTAGCCCTCTCTCCCTCAGTAATAATTTTATTATTACTCATACATTTGTTTGCTACCTATAATAGACATTATGTTAACTTCGTTAAAATCACTCTATTTTTATGTTGATATTTATGGCTTTGTTATCAGTAGAAAGATTACTTTCTAGCCTTGACTTATCATACAAAATACCTAGAGTTGTACTTAGTTGTGATAAGGTAATCTTGTCACCATTAATAACTTCTTGCTCTATTCTATCAAGTAATAACTTGATAATCTCATTTGTTCTTTTAGTAAACTCACTTTTAGTACTATCTATACTACTCTTAACTTCTTTAGATACATCACTCTTAGCAAGTTTAAAGATATATTGTTTTGTAATGTTGTAATCATTACAAATTTTTTGTATGTTTGCTTTGCTGTTATCTAATAGATAACTAGCAATTACTTCTTTTCTTTGTTCTTCAGTGAGTTTAACCATATTATCTAGTCTCCTCTACAATATAATTGTAGCATATTTCAGATGGTCATAGTTGGTCATTTTAACTGAAAGTTAAGTTGGCAATCTCGATTGTTTTGTATCGAACAAAGCGTCGATTTTCACCATCTTACATTTATTTACCCATAAATGTAATGGCTTTTTTTGCCCTATAGGCTATTCAAGAAGCTGCTCTAGTTATGTAATAACTAGCAGATTGCCCTTAAAAGTGCCAAAAAACCTCGTTCATTTGTTCGAACAACCCAAAAATCAACCCTTTTCGAAAAAAAAGTTAAAGAAATTACTTTAGTAATTTGTTTAAAGGACCTGGTGGTATTGACCTTTTTCGGCTTTCGAGGTAAATTGATGGTGTCACTTGAAACGAGTGGCAAGCTCTAAGACAATTTCGATACTTGGTTGTTTCAAACCTTAGCTAGTGAGGTACTATCCCTACACAGTAGGTTGCATTGTTCCGATGGTGTTACCTATGGTAAGTGAGGACTTAAAATTCGATGTGAGAAACTAGTTTACTAGTTTGAATATATCAAGTTTTTGGAAGTTTTTTTAAGGCTTTTGTTAACAATCTCGATTGTTAATAAATGTTCATTGACAATTTAGCAAGTTTACTTTTAGTAAAGACTGAAACAAGCTCTCTAAAGAGGCAGGCTTTAGATGTAAAATGCTTGAGTTTATAACTCAAAAGTGAGGTGATAACGAAGTTATAAGCTAGTGTGAAATAGGAAACCTTAAACGAAGTTTACTTGTAAGTGTGTACCAAAGTTATATATGAGATTTAGTCATAGACTAAAGACTTGTAAAATACGGCTATGTGATGGTGTTGTAATGGCACGCGGTGATAGCTAGGAAGTGTATGGGTAACATTACACACAAACTACTTTATAGTAGTCTAATAATTATTCATAGAATAGTTATTAGAGTGCTATAAAGCACTAGAAGCGAGGAAGAAAAATGGAAAAATTGAAAGAGGGACAATTTTATTGTCCAGATTGTGAAAAAATATTTAATGAGGAAGAAGGCTACTATATCGAAGATATAGACCAAGTAGTGTGTGAAGATTGCTTTAATAGTGGCAATTATTTCACTTGTGAAGATTGTGGATGTCACTACTCATATAATAGTGATAACTATTATATTTCAGATGGTTGTGGCTATACTGTTTGCTATGGTTGTTATTGTAATGGCTACTATGCTTATTGTGATGCTTGTGGTGATTATCACCACACTGATAACTTAAATTATCACAATGATTATTATTATTGTGATAATTGCTATGAAGAGCATAGTAATAGCCTATATGGCTATCACGAGTTTAACGATTGGGAATTTTATAAAGCAACAAATGAAGAAAACCCTATGTTTTACATAGGACCTGAAATTGAAATAGAGCCTAAAGGCTATTCAGATGTAGATGGAGTTATAAATGCAATTTATAACAATATCAATGCTGTAGGTATGGAAGATAGTTCTCTATCTTCTGGTGGTGTTGAAGTTGTTGGGCATCCACAAACTTATGCCTACTATGTAGAGCATAAACAAGATTACATTAATTTCTTTAATGAAATTAAAAACCTTGAATATGGTAATAATGGTGGTAGTGGTTTACATTTTCACGTTAGTAAACCTAACGAAAATGTAATATCAAGAGTAATTATCTTGATGGAAAGTTTTAAAGACGAGATAAAGAAATTATCTCGTAGAAGTGATTATAGACTTAATCAATGGGCTAAGTTCTTAACTGATGGTATTTCTGAAGATACTGAAAAAATAAAAATGCAATCTTCTAAGTATCTAAAAGATACTTACCTAAAAGAAAGTCATGGTAGATACTATGCAATCAACCTTACCAATTGTAATACAATTGAGTTCAGATTTTTCAATGGTGTAAATAACTTCGAAGAGTTTTGGGCATCCCTAACATTCATTAATAACTTAATGAATTTAGCACTAGACGAAGATAGACCAATTGATACAATCAATTGGATGGAATTAATCGATGGTGAGGAGCTTGTTAATCAAGCTATTCAATACCAAGTACTTGGTATTAATAAGTTTGCTAAAGACACAACATCAATCTTAGAAAAGATTGAAAAAGCTGAAAATAAAGCTCGTGAAGAAGTTAAGCGTACACTTAAAAACTTTATACGATACATCAATAGAGAATTGTCTGAAATAAAGCTAGATAGCTTTAAAACAAACAAAATTGAAGAGATTACCTTGAAAGGTAATGAAATAGTCGATAAATTGACTGGAGACTTTAGATATTTAGAAAATATTGTAAATATGTATAAATATCTAAACAACTACACAATACAAGGTATTAAAAGTAACTTTGAATATATCAAAGTTAATAATAGAAGAAGTCAAAAATATGCAAGATACTTTAAGCAAATAGAAAAGATTTGCTTAGGTTATGAAAGTGAGGTGGCATAATAATATGTGTATTATTATTGCAAAAGACAAGAAAAGTAGAATACCTACTGAAAAAGAGTTGAAAAACTCTTTCGAGTATAATAATGATGGTGCTGGCTTTATGTATGTAGACAATAACAAAGTTGTTATTGATAAAGGCTATATGACTTGGGAAAGTTTTATAAAAAGATATAAAACTTTATTACAAAAATACAATAACTTTGAAAATAAAAGCTTAGTAATTCATTGTAGAATAGGTACAAGTGGTAAAAATACCAAAGGTAATACCCATCCCTACCCTATAACTAATAATCATAGATTATTAAAAACAAAAAAGATGTCTAGGCTTGATGTTGGTATTGTTCACAATGGCATAATCAAAGATTATGGCACTAGAAATGGACTAAATGATACACAAGAATATATAAGTAAGTTCTTATACCCAATTTATAAAAATTATAGAGATTTTTATAAAAATGAAGGTATTCGTGATGGTATTGAAAAAATGACAGGTTCAAAGTTTGCTATACTAGATAAATCTGATAAGATTTATTATATAGGTGATTTTATCGAAGATAATGGCTTGAAGTTCAGTAATAATACTTATTTAGATTATTCATATAGCTATGGTACTAACTATGGTTGGTATTCAGATTATTATAAAGATTGGTATGAAGATTTATATACTAGACAAAAAGAACAAGAGAGTAAAGAAGAAACTCTTTACCCTCTTGAAAGTAGTTGGTATATAGATTTATATGCTAATGGTAATGTATCACCAGTAGGTGATAATGATTATTGGTTTGACTATGAAACACTAGAGCTTTATGAATATAAAGATGGTGATTTTCATAAGTTAGCAATAAACCCCATCATATATGATGAGAGAAAATTAGAAGTTTGGTAAAGGAGAGATTGAAGATGTAGGAGGTGATATTGTGTATTTATCTAATCAAGATATTGAAGTATTATTAGAAATAGAAAAAGAATTATGGAATACTAATAGTACAAAATACACTAAATTATGGAAACTAATTGAAAGTAAATTAGTTTTAAAAGAAAAAAAGAATAAAATAAACTCAGAAAAAATCAAAGCTAAAAGAAAGATTAACCCTACTTATGCAAGGTCAAAAAAAGAATTAGCAAGAAGAAAGGTGGTGATTTAATATGTTAAATCAAATTATATTAGTTGGAAGAATTGAAAAAATGAAAAAAGTTGGTGATGGTGCAATAATTACATTAAGAGTACCTCGTTCATTTAAAAATGAAGATGGTGAGTACAAAAATGATTATATTGATGTGTCAATATCAGGAGATATTGCTAAAACTACACTAGAATATTGTAAAAAAGACGATATTGTTGGTGCTAAAGGTAGAGTTCAATCTAAAGAGATTGAAAAATACCATACAAAAACTACAATAATAGAGATTATTGGTGAAAAAATAACATTTTTATCAAGTAAAAGCTAATAAAAAAGACTAGCAATAAGCTAGTCAATCTAGTTTGCACTAGAAACGAGAAATTGAGGGAATAACTTCCCTCTTTTTCATTATAAATGAAAAAAATATGAAAGTAAAGGTGATTAAAATGAAAAAGTATATTTTACAAGATTTATATGATAAAACTGAAAAATATGTGTCAGAAAAAGATTTAAGAGATATATATTATAAGGCTATGGAAGAAATAATTTATGATTGGAAAGATTGTGGTGACGAAAAATTAGTAGAAGGTTTAAAAAAAGAAAAAAGCAACGTATATAACGTTGATATAAAAGAAGTAATAACTAGAATTGAAGAAGACAATTGGTTTTATAAGGTAAAGGAGAGTGAATAAAATGCTAAATTATAAAGATTATGAATTAATATTTGATGGAGACAATAATTACATTATTGGCTATAAAGAAGAGGTTGTGAGGTTTTTAAAAGATAATTTAAAAAATTATATTGACCAAGATTTTGAAAAAGAAAATATTGAAGAAGAGCTAGAAAGATTAACTATAGTAAAAAATAGTAAATATGATGGTTCTGATTTAATAAGAGTTAAAAATAATGACGAAGAAAGATGCCATATCCCTACTAAGCCTATTGCTAGTGTTAAGGTATTAATACCTTATGGTAGAGGTTTTAGTGGTATGGATGTGGCTAAATATATGATTTAAGGAGTGTGATTAATTGTGTATCTACTATATGATTGGTGTATGTCTTATAAAGAAATTATGAATTATAAAGATTTAAAACATCTAGCAATAGAAGAAATTAAAGAAAGATTGTTTGAAAATATGGATGTAGTAGAGGTTGTTAGAGATTGTGTAAAAGAATTAGAACAATTTGCAACAAAAGATTGGCTTGAGCCTCAGTTTTTAATAGATATATTAAAGGCTTATGGTTGGAATGTAATTTGTATAGACGAATTAAAAAGTGATTTAAGAAATTTAGAGGAATTTTACGCAAGAAATCATAAAAATACTAATATTTTTAGTGATTTAATTAGCTTATTAAGTGATACTGAAAAATTTAAGGAGAGTGAATAAAATGATAAATTATAGTGATATTACACTAGAAGAGCTATATTATAATAGCTCTTTTTTAGATAAAGAATACATTTGTGATGGTGATAAAAAAGTTGTAAAGGAGAGTGATTAAATGAAACTTGATGGAAAAGGAATAATCATTGTAGATGTAAATGGCACAATGAATTACGTACAATATAAAAATAATCAAGAATTAAAAGAAATTATAGAAAGATTTTATAAAAAACAAGGTCTACGAGATATTACAATCGTAGATTGTGAAGATAAAAAATTATATTTCATAGATACTGAAGAAGATTATGAAGAATTAATAAAGGAGGTGATGTAAGTGAAAGCCCTAACAATTAATGATTTGCTAAAAGAGTGCAAAAAACAAGTTGCTAAAGGTAATGGTGATAAAACAATAATGATAAGCTCGGATGACGAGGGAAATAGTTATCACTATTTATGGTATTCTTTTACATCAATAGAAGAATACGAAAAGCCAATGATTTTACCTAATGGTAAAGAATACAAAGAAAACTTTTACTTTACTAGCAATAATGTTGCAAGTAAAGAGGACACAATAATTTTAGGTTAAGGAGGTGATGTATTGTGTCAAAAATATGTATTTATGATAAAAATGGAAAGTTGGTTAAAAAATGTGAAACTAGAGAGCAAGCAGCATCTTATGCTGGAACAAGTATTTCAACTGTTTGTCGCTCGATGAAAGGTGATACTTTAAAAACACATTGTGGTTTTGTTTTTCAATTAGACAATCAAGAAAATGATGTTGTTAAGAAAAATAGTTGGAAAAAGAAAAAAGTTGCTATGCTTACAAATGACAAAGTAATTAAAATATATGATAGTCAAATACAAGCTAGTAGAGAGAATAATATACCTCAATCAGCTGTATCTTATAGACTACATAATAAAATAGATAAAAAACACTTTATTGATAAATATGGAGTAGATTTTGCTTATGAAGAAAGTGTAAATAATACATCTGAAGAACAACAAGAAATTTTAAAACCTCAAAAAGAAGAGTATTTGATTAATGTCTTAGTTGGCTTAGTAAATAGAACTCTAGTAGATAAAGCTATTTATAATATTCGTGGTATAAATTATACTTACATAAAAGAAAGAGATATACTAACAAGTGAAGTTGGTACTATTGATAGAAATTATTATTGTGAGTTATGTAAAATTCAAACACCTATACTTAACGAAAAAGAATTAAAATTCTTATCTAACTTATTACTAGCATTTAAACGAGAAAATGTTAGAGGAATTATTAAATCAACTATAAGTGGTCTTGAGTTTATAAGAATTGAGATGTTAAATCCAAGCGAAAACTTAGTGTTGCCTGAGTTTAAAACAGGACAATATTATAATAACTTAGAATTACATAAATTATATACACTAGAAGAATTGAATTTATAAAAGGGAGAGCCTTGTGCTTTCCTTTTTATCTTTATTTGACAATACGTATTGTCAAAAGTATAATTTAAGAAAGGAGTGATTTGATGGGAATATTGTCGAGGGCAGCTTTGCAAAAGAAACGAGAATATAATGTAAAAAGGAATAAAGAGCTAACAAAAACATTTAGTGCTAGATTACCTAAAGAGGAATATCAAGAGTTATGTGAATATCTACAACAAATAGGTATGAATAAAGCTGATTTTGTTAGATGGGCTTTTGATAAATTAAGGGAGGACTAAAATGAAAGGAAAAGATATAGCAATAATAATATTAAGTATTATAGCTTTTATAGAATTATTAGTAATAATATTTTTAATGCCTATTAAAACTATTGAAGATACAAAACCAGTAGTTAATTCACAATGGCAAAACATAACCACAAATTAGATGTGGAATAAAGATAAAAGAACACAATAGCTAAGTGTTCTTTTTTCTTTCTTCTGTACCTAATTTATACCAACGTCTTGCTGATTTTTCACCACAATAAACTTTGTCGGCTATTTCTTTCCAGGTTAGATGTCTTTTTTTTCCATCTTCTTCGGTGATAAATTCTTTTTCTCGTAGGAATATAACAGCTTTAACTGTATCACCATATTTAGCAAGTCTTTCTATTTCTCTATCTTTCCACGTTTCTAATGATTTTATTTTGCTTTTTATGTATAAAATAGTAACTTCTAATTGTTGTTTGTTTTCTAATTCAACATATTTTTCTATATTGTTTACTCTTTTTCCACCATCTACTAATACTTTATCGTATTTAGTAGCTTGTGGCATAACTAAACTTTTTAACTCTTCTAACCTACCCTCATAATAAAATAAATCGTTTTCAAGTCTTTCTAATTCTTTACTAGCATCCTCTAAGGTCAATTTATCACCTCTTTTTATATACTTGTTGATATAACATATCAATAATAATATCTTGCTCTTTTAATTCCTTTTTTATACTTTCTAACTCTTTTTTGCTTTCCTCATATTTGTATTTAAAAATATCTCTATCTTTTTTTAATTGTCTTATGGTCTGTTGTATTATTTTTCTTTCTTCCATTACATATTTGTATCTTTCTAGGAGCTTGCTATAAGAAATCATTTTACCCTTTCTTTATAAAGCCTTTGCAAAACTTTATACCTAATATAAACATAAATAAACCATAACCTGCTTCTATTAAAAATACTTTTAAATACTCCATACTATACTCTCCATTAAAAATGCTGCAAAACCACTAAGAATAAGTAATAATGCAACAAATATTAAAAACTTTGCTATTCTTTCCATACATCCTCCAAACCCATATAAGAGCCTTGCCTATAAACAACTCTACAAAAATCGTGTATCTTCATTAAAACTTTAAACTTTTGATAAGCATAGGAAGTAAAATCACTTTTAGTTACTTCTAATTCTTTAGAATATTTAACACTATTTAGCATTATTTCGTTCCACCTATCAGCTAGAATAATAGCATCCTGAGATAAGTTATAGGCTGTAGTGTAATCAGAGCTAGAAAGGGCTTTAAATGAGCTTACAAGCTCGTTATATTGCTTTATATCTTCCTCTAACATCTAATCACCTCAAAAACTTTATTACTCTATCACTAATTCTTTTTAAATAACCTTTTTCCTCTAGTGCTTTTATATATGTAAAAGGTGTCGAAGAGCTTGTATAACCAGTCATATTGCACATTTCTCTTATTGTTGGTACATAACCAAACGTTTCTACAAACGATTTTAATTTATCGTAAAAATCTTGTTGTTTTTCAGTTAAATTAGAACGGTAAATCTTCATCATTTATCTCAACTCCGTTTTCACTAGCAATCTTTGCTTTCATTTGTTCAAAAGGGTTTTCTTCTTTCTTATCAATCGTTTCAAACTCATTTATGAATATGTATGGATATGTTTTGTTTTCATATTGATTAAAACCTAGCCAAGCACTTTTTATTCTTATCTTTGTTTGATTTTCTAAACTTACATCTTGCTTAAATTTAACTGTCATATAACCATTTTCATATTTTCCATCTTTATCTTTCTTAGACAAGCCTATAGTGTATCTAGGCTTGCCTTCATAATCTTTTCTAAATATCATTTCTTCTTTATCTGTTTTTATTTCCATTTTCTTTCTCCTTTTTTAATCTAACTTCTATTGTATCTCCTTCAAATTGTTTCAATATTTCTCTCATTTCTTTTAAGTCTTCTATCTTGTATTTTCTATAATCTAGTTCATAATATAGTCTTATTAGTAGTTCGTACATTTATTGCCTTTCTTTTTACAAATGGTTTTTCCCACTCTACATACATAACACAACTATTATCTTTTACTACCATAGCTTCCTGGTATATTTCTTTATCTAATGTATCTAAAGCAGAATATTTGTATTCTTCATTATCAAAGTTAAATATAAACTCGTAAGGATAACCTACTCCATTTACTGCTCTTTTTCTTGCCCACAATTCGTACATTGTTTCTCCTTCTCTAATATATCTAATATTAGTGTAATTGCTTCTACTGGTAAATCACTTCCACTAACATTTCCACCGTTTTTTATATCCCACTCAGTTATTAGCTCTGACATTATATATTCTCTAACTTCTTTTATTATATTTTCTTTTTGTTGTAATTGACTTCTTAATCTAACATTTTCACCATATAATTGATTAGGTGGTTTCATTGTTTCTAACTCATGTATTATGTTTTGATGATATCGATTAGCGTCATATAATACTTGTTGTTGCTCTTTTAAGTTTTCTATTTCTTTTTGTAAATCGGTTATATATTGTTCTACTTTTCTTCTTTGTTCAGTATCTTGACCTTCACTAATTATTGACATTAATTCCCATAATTCTTTATCACTCACTTTTTATCACTTCCTTTTAGTTCTTGTAATCTTCTCAAAACTGTTTTTAAAGTGTTTCTAATATCTATAAATGTATTATGTTCTAAGCCAGTATCTTCTTCCTTTATATTGCTTTCTCTTTCTAATTCTTCTTCAAAATCATTTATGATATTATTTAGTCTTTCTATTTCAGGTTGATAATATGTTCTTATCATTTCTTTCAAAAAATTATTTTCTTGTTCTAAACTTTTTTCGTTAATTCTTCATCGCTCTCTTCTAAACTCATTTTTATTTTCATTTCTAAACGTTGTGCTAACTCTCCATATATTAAACTATCCCAATTATAAGAAGTGTCTTTCCAATGTTCTTCATTACCTTTTAAATAAGCTAAAAAAC